CGCAACTTGCTCAGATAATAAAGCTGTTAATTCAGCTTCAGCATCGATGTTGTGGAATGCCGCAACGTCTTGTGCCATTTCTGGAGACCATTGTGCTCTTAATTTTCTTTCAGTCACAGAAACTGTTACTGATTGTAAATCGAAAGATACTTCACCGATTCTATCTTCGAATTCTAAGTTCTTGTAAATTCTATAAACAGGGATAAACGCATTGTTTACTGCTGTTGTAGAAGAGAACGTTGAACCTGTATAACCGTCGATTGAACCACCGCAAGAAATACATGCAGGAACCTGAAGGTCTACTTCAAGATAGATTTGTCCAGCAACATCACAAATGTTGTCGTATTGACCACCACCTGTTTTGTCATAAGGGAATAATGAAGTAGCATTGTTGTTACCGTATTGAACGATACCTTTACCATATCTTTGAGTTACTACTCTAAATAATAATGGACCAGTTGGGTTACCAACAAGGTTAGCTGATGTTGCAGCTGTTGGGTAGATAGTCAAATCAGATAAGAATGATTCGTTATCGATTGGTTGACCATCAGGACCAATTAATTTACCAGCTCCATCAGACGCGAAACCTGACATGATAATTAATACTTTTCTATAGTCATCAGTTGCATAAGCTGCTGGGTCAAGATTTAACGTTACGTTATTCCAAGCCGCAGTTACAGCACTACCTGTGATAGCAGAAAACTGACCTTTAGAATAGTCATATAAACCTGGTGGGTCTAATGCTGGTTCTTCACCCTCATAGAACTTGTCATACAATGTTCTACCAGTGTTGTAGTTATATCCAGCATTTGGAGATGCAGGACCATTTGGTGCTCCATAAGGAGGATAGTGAATTCCTGTATCTGAAGTTGGGTCTCCACCTACTTCATAGTTCTGGATGTTAGGTACGAAGTAGAACAATTTACCGATTGGTAAGTTCATAGCTTGTACTGATACGATATCGTTTGCTAATAATTTAGAGAAAACTCTTCTAACGATAGGGAAAACCACAGTTTCGAAAGCACCTGTATCCGAAGTTGTTGAAGCTTCGTTGATAAGGTATGACGCTTGGTTTTCATAAAGTTGAGCTACGTTCTCTCTCATGTGACCTTTAAGACCCTCTAAGAATCCTAATTTGTCCCATTTGCTGATTGTGTCTTCTTTGATAACTTTAAGGTGCTTAAGACCGATATTACCAACAAGACCTGATTCTAATAATGCTCCCATTTTAAAATATTTATTTTGTTTTATTTTGTTTATTTAATTTTACTCATTAAATCCTTCATTCTTAAGAATTGTGGATTCTCATAAGTTTTTGACTCAATCAATGTAGTTGATGAACCTGTTGAAACTGTATTGTTTAATTTATTTCCAACTGATTCGTTAATTGATTTTGTATCAACCTGACCCAATTCGTCTTTAATAGACTTATAAAGATTTTTTGATTCTTTAAGAGATTCTACTCCGTCAAATCTTCTCAGGATATTTATTTTTTCTTTCTTAGTTGTTGAATGTTCTGTGAAAAGTCTAGTTGCATATGCTAAATTAGAGTTGAAGATTGCTACTTCAGTTAATTTTTCTCTAAATACATTTAATGCTTTTCTATACTCTTCATTCTTTTCTCTCAACATACTAACTTCTGATTCAAGAGATTCAACTTTAACACCACCTTTTCCATAAACATAGTTTCTGTTGTTAGTGATGCCTTTTCTAAGACCTCTACCTTCTTTAGAGCCCATTCCATAAGTTCTTGCAGCTTCTTTAGTTTCAGTCTTTTCATAATCTTTTCCACTATGAGTTTTAGACTTGTCACCTTTGTTACCACCAAACTTTTGTTCGTAGTCTCTTTTAGAACGAGAATCGTCTCCTTTGTTACCTCCGAATTTACCTTCTTTAGTTTCTGCTTTAACGACTTTAGACTTTCCTTCCATGTTCGCGCCTTTCTTATATTCGAACTTAGCTTTACCTGTGCCAACTGATTTAGGTCCTTCTTTCTTATCTTCTTTGAATCCACCTTTAGCAGATTTGTTGTAAGAGAATTTAGGTCCACTTCCTTTAACACCTGGTGCTTTCTTGTGACTGTAAGCTTCATCTAAGCTTTCTTCCCAATTTTGTTCGTCCATTTCTTCTTGCTCGTCCATTTCTTCTTCTTGCTCGTCCATTTCCATGTCAACATCAGAATCAACTTCCATGTCAACATCTTCCATGTCGTCATCGTCTTGTTCGTCAAATTCGATTTCATACATAATCTCTTCATCATCTTCAACGTCAACATCCATGTCTCCGTCTTCGTCTGAATCAGATGAGAATAACTTTTCAATAACTGCATCTACATCTTCGTCCTCGTCCATGTAGTCTTTACGAGATTTAGAAATGTCACCTTTGTTACCACCATAATGAGATGATTCGTCCATTTCTTCCTCTTCTTCATCCATTTCCTCTTCTTGTTCGTCCATTTCTTCTTCCATTGATTCTCCAAGTTTTACCAAGTATTCGCTGTCAGAGTTGTTATCAGTAAGATGAATGTCTTCGCCATCCTTCTTTACAATGATACCATCTTCTTCGCCCATAGCTTTGAAAACTTTAAGAATTTCTTCGTCAGAAGCATTTGTTAAATCAATAGGAGATTCTGAATCCATGTCAGTTAAATCTAAGTCCATATCCATTTCGACTTCGTCTTCGTTATCAGTATCCATGTCCATGTCCACTTCTTCAGCGTCATCGTCCATGTCTACATCTAATTCAACCTCGTCTTCATCTTGTTCAGATAGAGATTCTTTTACTAATTGATTGATTTCTTCCTTCATAGTTGAAGCAAGTATTCCTTTTGCATTTTCGGCGATTACATCTTCGACTTGTTTCATTCGAATGAGCGCCTCTTGTACTACATCTTTATTTTCTTGCATAGAAAAATTGTTTAATTTAACATATAAATAGTGTCAAATAAGAAAAAAGTATTATTTCCTTATATTGCAACGTAATTTCTTTGTAGATAAGATATATTTGTTACCTCAAAATTTGTTTGTAATGCAATCCAACTGCTCAAAGATTGGAAGTTCTCTTCAAAAAGAAAATAAAGAGAACCCACACCTGTTGTTTTGTTTACAAGTGTCAATTGATAAAAATTGTCGGAGAGTGGAGAATTTAAAACCAATACTGAATTATTAGGTTCATTAATTGAAGAAATAACTTTTCCAGTTCCTTCTGCGTAAGCTGCCGCATCTGACCATGTTGTTGCACTTAATAAAGTTGAACTTTGGTCTTTGTAATTTATAATGAAAATCATTTTTTAATTATTTTATTATAAATAGTTTCATAAAATAAAAAAAGTGGTCGTTATGACCACTTTAAATTTTTAATCAATTACTTCATCGATTTTACTCTCTGAAACTGAAGTTATTCTCCAATCGTGAGAGAATCCTTCATATTTTTTTGTAACCTTTGCTTCAACATCAGTTACTGAAAAACCTTTTACTAATTTTTCTTCTCTGATTTTTTTGATTTTACCAGAATTTTCATCAGGTAGGTCATAGGTAATCTTTGCAACAAAATACTTTTCGTCCATAATTTAGTTTTTTTATTTTCCTAAAAAATCGGTAAGTTTTTTCATCAAATCAATAGACTTGTCTAAATTCTTTTCGGGTTGTGTAACTTTCTTTTCTTCCTCAAGATTTTCTTCATACTTTTCTCTCTCGTTAACATCTGAAAAAAGATAAGCCCCGGGTGTAGAAGGTGAAGAAACTAAATCAAAACAAATTAATTCAAAATCATCTTGAACTTCATTTCTTTCTCCGACTTTTTTTAACGAACCAACACCTCTTGAAGAAACTCCCATTGTTACACCCTGTCTCATTAAATTAGCCGCTTGGTCTCCTTTAGTTGAAACAATCCCTCTTTCATGAAATCCAGGTGATGTTAATAGTTTAAGTTTACCCATCAAGATATTTTTGTCCCACCATATATCCGTAATAATGTGAGATACTCTGTCTAAATCAATCAGAGACGATTCTGGGTGGTTTAACTCCGAAGTTGATAATCCTTTAGCAATCATCTTTTTATATCTTTCTGCCTCTCTCTTAAGGATTCTTTCAGGATAAAATCTACCATTCCTATTTGGGGTATCATATTTTTGTAAAACCGCATAAAACTCAAAAGGGTTTTTGTAGTCTAATTTAACGGCTTCTTTAAGAATGGCAGCGTTCATCTCATCACGGGGCGATACATAACCAGCATCCATCTCAATCAGTATTCCGTGACCTGATTCATTAGCCTCAAGAATTCTTAATTTCTTCATAACTCTTTTAGAAATAAATATACTGATTGAGTAAGTTTAATAGTTATTTTACTTTTTGGTTTTATAAAAATCAAAATAGTTGTTATTTGAAAGATTATTAGTGAAGATGTTTTTTACAATTCTTTTGACAGAATCTTTCAATTCTTGTGATTTGAAATCTAATTCTTCGTTTGTATAAAGGTTTACTTCTAAATTGAAAAATGATTTTTTTCCTGTTGAAATTCCACTTGTTCTTAGGTCTAAATCAACAATACTTCGGTCCATGAAAACTGTTTGTGATATACTATTAAAAACAGAATGTTTTATTTCTCGATTCAGATTACAAACCACTCTATTCCAATTATCATGTTCTTTTTTCGGGCAAACCCAAGATTGTATGTTAATGTAAATTGATTTTAAATTTTTTGAATCGACTGTTCCATATACAGATTTAATTGGACTGTAAAGATTCAACTTTACACTTTTCCCTTTTTTCATTAAGTTTCATATTATGAATGTTTATTTTACTAAAAATAACACTATTAAAACTCAATGTCAAAAATTATAAAAACAAATAATATTTATTTTTAATATGCTAATAATTGAAATAAAAAACAACGAAAATATTGAAAAGGCTTTAAAGACTTTGAAATCCAAAGTAATCAAAACTAAACAAAATCAACAATTGTTGAATAGAAAAGAATTTACTAAAAAGTCTGTTGAGAAAAGAGCTCAGAAATTGAAAGCAATTTACAAACAAAGAAAACTTAACGAATTATAAATTTTTTTCTAAATTAACCAATTTGAAATAGTTAATTTGATTAAACTCTTCCCCTTTCAATTTGTTAATTGTTTCTGTTATTTTTTCAATAACGTCATTTTCTTTTTGTTCACCGAGTATTGAGTTTAATTTTTCCAAAGTTTTTTCCTTTAAAACTGAGAAATCTTCTTTGAGATTATCTCCATCTGATTTCAAAATTTCAATGAAGGTCTTTTTAGATTGTTCATCCATCGTATCAACATAATTTTCCAAAGTTTGGTTAGCAATTTTAACCATAGTGCTTATAGGAATTTGTATTGATTCTTTTACAACTTTGTTCTCAGACATTAAAACTTTTACAAGATTTTTTCTCGCTTGTAATCTTTCGTGAATATTAAGTTTGTTTGTGTAAACTAAAGTATCAATATCTGAATATAAATTTTCATTACTTTCAGATATACTTTTTGGCATTTTGATAGTTGGTAATAATTTTTGAATCAAACCAATTCCTTCGTGCAAAAATTCATTCGCATCAGAACTGTTGAGACCTTGAGAAGTTGATAATTGGTCATACAAGTTATAAACCTTGGACAACGACTTACTGTTGAGAACATTTTCTTTAAATTCTCTCAAAGATTTTTTAAATTCTTTTTCATTCCTATAGGATTCTATAAGATTTTTTTCAATAATGGATTTTACTTGTCCGAAAGTCATTTTTTGTATTTTCAAATAAATATTATGAATTTAATAACTTATCCAATTCTTTTGAAATTTCTCCCAAAGATTCTCTAGCTTTTCCTAAATCAAGGAATTCGTCCCCTTCAATCATGTTGTTTTCAACTAAAATGTTAAAATCTTTCTTTTTGGATTCAGGTGTTACTCCAGCCTCTGCTCCTCCTGTTTCTGCCGGTGGTGGTGGAGTTTCTCCTCCCGCTGGTTCTGCGGCTGGTTCAGGTAATTCAGGTGTTGACCCACCACCTCCGAATGAAGGTAACGGACTTTCAATTTCCGTTTCAGCACCTTGTGTTTGAGTTGTTCCTGTAGTTGTGCCGTAAAGCTTATCAATGTTATCAAAGAATCCTGTCTTAGTGATTACTGTTGCAGTTGCTTTAAGTTCTTCACCAACAGCCCTTTCAATTCTTTGTTGTTGTAAATCAAGTTTAACTTCTTCATCAGACCAACCAAAAATATGTTTCTTAGCCCAAGTTGATGATGTTGCTTGTATACCATTTCCTGGGTCGGCAACTAAATCTTTATATAATAAAACTTTCTCTTTCCAAACATCAATCTTCAACAAGTCAGCTTGAGTTGATGGGTTTGTTAAACCTAATGTAAAGTTAGATAGTTCGTCTTCGAAACCTAATAAGAAAAGATGAATAATCGCAATCTTATTTAGTTCCGCCAACATACTCTTTTGAATACAGTTAATCGTTCTAGCAAATCTAATATCTTGTAATGATAAGTTTTTACCATCACCAACAACTTCTTCAAAACCTAAGAATGCTTTAGGAACACGAAGTGCAGTTAAAAGTTTCTTTTGAATGTATTCAATATCGGCAATCTCTGATAGGTTTGTTGCACCTGGTAATGTATCAATTGGCATTGGTGCCGCAGGGTCACGAACAGGAACGAAATAGTCTTGGTCAACAGCCATTTGGTTAAATCTCATATCAACGTTACCTGTCTTACTATCAACAATTTGTTCTCTTTTGAACTTATTGGCAACACGCTGAACGTATGCTTCAACATCATCATCATTCAT